CTGGCCAAAGTCCATCCGTGGCTCCACGCCCAAAGTGAGAGGCACCTGCCAGATTGAGCGTGCAGCCAGTGAATCCCTGCATTTTATGCGTTTTCATGTTGCCTGCCCGCACTGCGGGGAGGAGCAGTACCTTAAATTTGGCGACAAAGAGACGCCGTTTGGCCTCAAATGGACGCCGGATGACCCCTCCAGCGTGTTTTATCTCTGCGAGCATAATGCCTGCGTCATCCGCCAGCAGGAGCTGGACTTCACTGATGCCCGTTATATCTGCGAAAAGACCGGGATCTGGACCCGTGATGGCATTCTCTGGTTTTCGTCATCCGGTGAAGAGATTGAGCCGCCTGACAGTGTGACCTTTCACATCTGGACAGCGTACAGCCCGTTCACCACCTGGGTGCAGATTGTCAAAGACTGGATGAAAACGAAAGGGGATACGGGAAAACGTAAAACCTTCGTAAACACCACGCTCGGTGAGACATGGGAAGCGAAAATCGGCGAACGTCCGGATGCTGAGGTGATGGCGGAGCGGAAAGAGCATTATTCAGCGCCCGTTCCTGACCGTGTGGCTTACCTGACCGCCGGTATCGACTCCCAGCTGGACCGCTACGAAATGCGCGTATGGGGATGGGGGCCGGGTGAGGAAAGCTGGCTGATTGACCGGCAGATTATTATGGGTCGCCACGACGATGAACAGACGCTGCTGCGTGTGGATGAGGCCATCAATAAAACCTATACCCGCCGGAATGGTGCAGAAATGTCGGTATCCCGTATCTGCTGGGATACTGGCGGGATTGACCCGACTATTGTGTATGAACGCTCGAAAAAGCATGGGCTGTTCCGGGTGATCCCCATTAAAGGGGCATCCGTCTACGGAAAGCCGGTGGCCAGCATGCCACGTAAGCGAAACAAAAACGGGGTTTACCTTACCGAAATCGGTACGGATACCGCGAAAGAGCAGATTTATAACCGCTTCACACTGACGCCGGAAGGGGATGAACCGCTTCCCGGTGCCGTTCACTTCCCGAATAACCCGGATATTTTTGATCTGACCGAAGCGCAGCAGCTGACTGCTGAAGAGCAGGTCGAAAAATGGGTGGATGGCAGGAAAAAAATACTGTGGGACAGCAAAAAGCGACGCAATGAGGCACTCGACTGCTTCGTTTATGCGCTGGCGGCGCTGCGCATCAGTATTTCCCGCTGGCAGCTGGATCTCAGTGCACTGCTGGCGAGCCTGCAGGAAGAGGATGGTGCAGCAACCAACAAGAAAACACTGGCAGATTACGCCCGTGCCTTATCCGGAGAGGATGAATGACGCGACAGGAAGAACTTGCCGCTGCCCGTGCGGCACTGCATGACCTGATGACAGGAAAACGGGTGGCAACGGTACAGAAAGACGGACGGAGAGTGGAGTTTACGGCCACTTCCGTGTCTGACCTGAAAAAATACATTGCGGAGCTGGAAGTGCAGACCAGCATGACACAGCGACGCAGGGGACCTGCAGGATTTTATGTATGAAAACGTCCACCATTCCCACCCTTCTGGGGCCGGACGGCATGACATCGCTGCGTGAATATGCCGGTTATCACGGCGGTGGCAGCGGATTTGCTGGGCAGTTGCGGGCGTGGAACCCACCGAGTGAAAGTGTGGATGCAGCCCTGCTGCCCAACTTTACCCGTGGCAATGCCCGCGCAGACGATCTGGTACGCAATAACGGCTATGCCGCCAACGCCATCCAGCTGCATCAGGATCATATCGTCGGGTCTTTTTTCCGGCTCAGTCATCGCCCAAGCTGGCGCTATCTGGGCATCGGGGAGGAAGAAGCCCGTGCCTTTTCCCGCGAGGTTGAAGCGGCATGGAAAGAGTTTGCCGAGGATGACTGCTGCTGCATTGACGTTGAGCGAAAACGCACGTTTACCATGATGATTCGGGAAGGTGTGGCCATGCACGCCTTTAACGGTGAACTGTTCGTTCAGGCCACCTGGGATACCAGTCCCTCGCGACTGTTCCGGACACAGTTCCGGATGGTCAGCCCGAAGCGCATCAGCAACCCGAACAATACCGGCGACAGCCGGAACTGCCGTGCCGGTGTGCAGATTAATGACAGCGGTGCGGCGCTGGGATATTACGTCAGCGAGGACGGGTATCCTGGCTGGATGCCGCAGAAATGGACATGGATACCCCGTGAGTTACCCGGCGGGCGCGCCTCGTTCATTCACGTTTTTGAACCCGTGGAGGACGGGCAGACCCGCGGTGCAAATGTGTTTTACAGCGTGATGGAGCAGATGAAGATGCTCGACACGCTGCAGAACACGCAGCTGCAGAGCGCCATTGTGAAGGCGATGTATGCCGCCACCATTGAGAGTGAGCTGGATACGCAGTCAGCGATGGATTTTATTCTGGGCGCGAACAGTAAGGAGCAGCGGGACAAGCTGACCGGCTGGATTGGTGAAATTGCCGCGTATTACGCCGCAGCACCGGTCCGTCTGGGAGGCGCAAAAGTGCCGCACCTGATGCCGGGGGACTCACTGAACCTGCAGACGGCTCAGGACACGGATAACGGCTACTCCGTGTTTGAGCAGTCACTGTTGCGGTATATCGCTGCCGGGCTGGGTGTCTCGTATGAGCAGCTTTCCCGGAATTACGCCCAGATGAGCTACTCCACGGCACGGGCCAGTGCGAACGAGTCGTGGGCGTACTTTATGGGGCGGCGAAAATTCGTCGCATCCCGTCAGGCGAGCCAGATGTTTCTGTGCTGGCTGGAAGAGGCCATCGCCCGCCGCGTGGTGACGTTACCTTCAAAAGCGCGCTTCAGTTTTCAGGAAGCCCGTAGTGCCTGGGGGAACTGCGACTGGATAGGCTCCGGTCGTATGGCCATCGATGGTCTGAAAGAAGTTCAGGAAGCGGTGATGCTGATAGAAGCCGGGCTGAGTACCTACGAAAAAGAGTGTGCAAAACGCGGCGATGACTATCAGGAAATTTTTGCCCAGCAGGTCCGTGAAACGATGGAGCGTCGTGCAGCCGGTCTTAAACCACCCGCCTGGGCGGCTGCGGCATTTGAATCCGGGCTGCGACAATCAACAGAGGAGGAGAAGAGTGACAGCAGAGCTGCGTAATCTCCCGCATATTGCCAGCATGGCCTTTAATGAGCCGCTGATGCTTGAACCCGCCTATGCGCGGGTTTTCTTTTGTGCGCTAGCAGGCCAGCTTGGGATCAGCCGCCTGACAGATGCGGTGTCCGGTGACAGCCTGACTGCCCCGGAGACACCCGCGACGCTGGCGTTATCCGGTGATGATGACGGACCACGACAGGCCCGCAGTTATCAGGTCATGAACGGCATCGCCGTGCTGCCGGTTTCCGGCACGCTGGTCAACCGGACGCGGGCGCTGCAGCCGCATTCGGGGATGACCGGTTACAACGGCATTATCGCCCGTCTGCAACAGGCTGCCAGCGATCCGATGGTGGACGGCATTCTGCTCGATATGGACACGCCCGGCGGGATGGTGGCGGGGGCATTTGACTGCGCTGACATCATCGCCCGTGTGCGTGACATAAAACCGGTATGGGCGCTGGCCAACGACATGAACTGCAGTGCAGGTCAGCTGCTTGCCAGTGCCGCCTCCCGGCGTCTGGTCACGCAGACCGCCCGGACAGGCTCCATCGGCGTCATGATGGCTCACAGTAATTACGGCGCTGCGCTGGAGAAACAGGGCGTGGAAATCACGCTGATTTACAGCGGCAGCCATAAGGTGGATGGCAACCCCTACAGCCATCTACCGGATGATGTCCGGGAAACACTGCAGTCCCGGATGGATGCAACTCGCCGGATGTTTGCACAGAAGGTATCGGCATATACCGGCCTGTCCGTGCAGGCTGTGCTGGATACCGAGGCTGCAGTGTACAGCGGTCAGGAGGCCATTGATGCCGGACTGGCTGATGAACTTGTTAACAGTACCGATGCGATCACCGTCATGCGTGATGCACTGGATGCACGTAAATCCCGTCTCTCAGGAGGGCGAATGACCAAAGAGACTCAATCAACAACTGTTTCAGCCACTGCTTCGCAGGCTGACGTTACTGGCGTGGTGCAAGCGACGGAGGGCAAAAACGCCAGCGCGGCGCAGCCGGATGTGAACGCGCAGATCACCGCAGCGGTTGCGGCAGAAAACAGCCGCATTATGGGGATCCTCAACTGTGAGGAGGCTCACGGACGCGAAGAACAGGCACGCGTGCTGGCCGAAACCCCCGGTATGACCGTGGAAACGGCCCGCCGCATTCTGGCAGCTGCACCACAGAGTGCACAGGCGCGCAGTGACACTGCGCTGGATCGTCTGATGCAGGGGGCACCGGCACCGCTGGCTGCAGGTAACCCGGCATCTGATGCCGTTAACGATTTGCTGAACACACCAGTGTAAGGGATGTTTATGACGAGCAAAGAAACCTTTACCCATTACCAGCCGCTGGGCAACAGTGACCCGGCTCATGCCGCAACCGCGCCTGGCGGATTGAGTGCGAAAGCGCCTGCAATGACCCCGCTGATGCTGGACACCTCCACCCGTAAGCTGGTTGCGTGGGATGGCACCACCGACGGTGCTGCCGTTGGCATTCTGGCGGTTGCTGCTGACCAGACCAGCACCACGCTGACGTTCTACAAGTCCGGCACGTTCCGTTATGAGGATGTGCTCTGGCCGGAGGCTGCCAGCGACGAGACGAAAAAACGGACCGCGTTTGCCGGAACGGCAATCAGCATCGTTTAACTTTACCCTTCATCACTAAAGGCCGCCTGTGCGGCTTTTTTTACGGGATTTTTTTATGTCGATGTACACAACCGCCCAGCTGCTGGCGGCAAATGAGCAGAAATTTAAGTTTGATCCGCTGTTTCTGCGTCTCTTTTTCCGTGAGAGCTATCCCTTCACCACGGAGAAAGTCTATCTCTCACAAATTCCGGGACTGGTAAACATGGCGCTGTACGTTTCGCCGATTGTTTCCGGTGAGGTTATCCGTTCCCGTGGCGGCTCCACCTCTGAATTTACGCCGGGATATGTCAAGCCGAAGCACTTAGCATGGCTTTCTGAGGCTTTCGTGTAGTTGCTGGTTTTTACACTTAATCTTTTGATAATAAAGAATAAGTTTATCTGGCGCTTTCACTGAATTTTCCTCGTTATCTGTGTGTTGCAATCATCTCTGTATTGCAGCTTGTATTGCTTTTTGGGGCTAAAAATGGCTGGCGAGAACAAACTGAGCGACAAAGCGCTTAAAGGATATCTGGGGAAACCCAGAGAAAAGCAGATCACCATTGCTGATGGAAAGGGGCTTTCTATTCGTGTGAGTACTAAAGGGGCTGTGAGCTTTGTTTTCTTCTACAGGTTAGCAGGTGGCCGGGCTGCTCCGGTCTGGCTAACGTTGGGTAAATATCCTGATATGTCACTCAAACAGGCAAGGGAAAAGCGCGACGAGTGCCGTGGTTGGTTGGCTGACAAACGTGATCCGCGTATCCAGATTAAGATTCAGGCTGAAGAACGCTTAAAGCCGGTCACAGTGGAGGATGCACTAAATTACTGGTATGAAAATTACTGTAAGGTGCGTCGTAAAACTCATGCTGTAACGCTTGGCAGATTTCGAAAGCATATCTTTCCCTATATCGGTCATTTGCCCGTAAATGACACTCACCTATATGAATGGCTGGACTGTTTTGACCGAATTAAACGTAATGCACCAGTTATGGCGGCGTATGTTTTTTCTGACACTAAATTAGCTCTTCGTTTTTGTCGGGTACGCCAGTACGCGACGTGTGATGCTTTAAAGGATTTGCGCATGAGTGATGTGGGGCAGATTGCAGGTAAGCGGGATCGGGTTCTGGATGAAGCCGAACTCGGCCAGCTCTGGAAGGCAATTTTTGTCGAGCCTGATTTAAAACTAATGTCTGAATACACGCGAAAAATGTTTGTGCTTTGTACAGTATTTGGATGTCGAATGAGTGAAGCCCGATTATCAGAATGGAGCGAATGGGATCTCGAAAGTTGGGTTTGGACTGTGCCAAAAGATCACTCAAAAACTGGTGTTGAAATCGTCAGACCAGTACCTGAAATTATACGACAGTGGGTAACGGATGTTCACGAAGAGACAAAACATACTGGTTATGTGCTGGGAAGTCTGCGAATTAGAGAAAGCGTAAGCAAGATTGGGGGGAAAATCGGTAAACGTTTGGGCCATGAAAAACAATGGTCACTACACGACCTTAGAAGAACGCTATCTACTCATCTAAGTGATCTCGGTGTTGAATTTTATGTAGTAGAACAACTGTTAGGCCATGCGCTACCTGGCGTGGCAGGTGTTTACAACCGGAGTAAGTTTATGGCTAAAAAACTGGATGCTCTGGAACTCTGGACTACATATCTCAATAGCATCGCAGCTGCTGATTCAAAAGTGACAATCCTCAAACAAAAGGCTGGTTAGCATGAAAAAAATGGCAATTGTTGATAAAAAGGGTCTGGAGTACATTCCTAACATTGACCGAATGATCCGTGAGAAAGAATGTCGGGAGCTAACTACTCTTGCGAACAGCACACGCTGGAAGCTGGAGAAGGAAGGAAAATTTCCTAAGCGGATCAAGATTGGTTCCACTGCTGTTGCATATCGTCTTTCAGAAGTGCAGGCATGGATTCGAGGTGAGTGGGAAACAACTTAACTATTAGGTGGGCATTGTGGCTATATTTCATTATACAGATCTTTTTGGTTTGAAAGGTATATTAGACTCTAATTCTTTATGGGCTACAAACATATATTTCTTAAATGATAAAGAGGAGTCTAACCATGGATGTGAATGCTTTCGAAATACAATTAAAATAGTTGATGACAATATCATTCCAAAAGATAAGAAAACTATTTTGCTCAAGTCTCTTGACATGTATGAGAAAGGGAGGTTACAAAAAGAAAAAGGGATTGATAAACATGTTTATAGCATCTCTTTTTGTAAGGAAAACGATAAGTTAAGTCAGTGGAGAGGTTACGGAAATAAACAGGGTGTTTGCATTGAGTTTGATGCGGATGAACTTGTGAGCTTTTCTCAAAATATTTATTTAAATTGTGTTGCACATGATGTTATATATTCAAATAATAACGATATTACTAAGATGAGTAAGGAGTTGGGAGAGTTTTTTTCTTGTAATGGTATTAATATTAAAGAAATGAATGATCATTTTGTAACAATGGTCTCTACGTATCAATTTATATCTAAATACATCCCATTTTTTAAACATCCTAGTTTTATCGAAGAGAATGAATTTAGATTGGTATTTACTCCGTGGATGCAAATGCCAGATGTGCACTTCAGAATAAATAATAATGGGATCATCCCTTATATCATCATTGATAATAAAGATAATAGAAAGTTACCAATTAAAAGCATTACAATTGGCCCGACAAACGATTATGATTTCATTGAGGCTGGTATAAAAATGTTCTTGGATTCAAGAGGATTTAGTTCTGTGGAAATTAAATCCTCATCAATTCCATTCAGGGGGTAAGGATTAACACTTTTAATCTATGATATTATAAAAATGGTGGATAAAGGCGACCAGAATTGGTCGCCAATGTGAGTATATAGTTAGCCTTAATCAGAATACGAGGTTATCGCCTGATAGGCAATGTGAACAGTTCAATATTTAGGTGGTTCAACAAGAGCGTTTATCATTGCTCTCAAATTATCGCGAACACTTATCCAAGTCTGTTCTGCTCGTTCTAACTCATCAGTGTACAACTTTAATGTTTTATCTATGCCATATGTGGCTATTAAATTTATAGCTTCTTGTAATTTTTCAGGATTATTCCTTCTTGGGGGAGTGAATATACCACGGATTTTTCCGGTAATTAAAGCTTTACGGTGTCTACATAGAATACCTTTACTTCCTGCTGGACAATTACAAGTCATGATTAGCGAGCCAGAATCGTTTGATACAGTGACTATGTATACATCCAAACTACTGCTACTTGTTGCGAAGAATTCGTATTTCATGTGTTAGCTCCTTGACTTCAATTATTCTTATCCTTTTGGTTCAATACCGCGCCGTAGCAGCTCTTTGCGCCCTAATTCTTTAAGCCAGTTGGCTAGGCTTATGCCGTCGCTCTGCGCTTCTTTGTCGAATTGCTCTTTTAGCTCTGGAGAAATTCGCATTCTGAATTGTGGAGATTGCCCATCACCCTTAGGACTTTTATCGCGTTTGATCGTTGACAAGTGACCACCTATTGAATTAGCCTTTTCATTGTTAGGTGACCACCTTAACACGGGGGCACTTAAAAAAGCAAAGCCCGAAGGTGCTGGGAACACCAACGGGCTTCTAACCACCAACGATAGCAACAGTATCGAGGTAGCTATGAGAAATCATACCACACACCCGCAAGGGCGGGACCCGCACAACCTGAATAAATACATCTGGCGTTTTATCGCCTTGAGTACGGCACAACCGCGCATGATTACCATCGAGGCCATCAGCGAACAGGAAGCCCGCCAGCAATCCCCAACTGGCTGCGTGATGGTATTCGCCGCCCGTATTCGTCAGGAGGTGTGCCGTGCTTAAAACCTTCCGTGTATTTGCCCGAGCTGTTAACCCACTGGGCCACACAATTGGTATCACTCAGAACGTGAAGGCTGTTAATGTTCAGACGGCTATTGCTGCGGTGAGAAGCGAATCATCAGAATATGGCTTATCACAAGTCATTATTTCAGCAGTGTATGAATTAAAAGAGGTGCATTAATGCAGGAAATCACATTACACGAAGCCGCTGAACGTGCGCACCAGACAGAAATTATTTGCCGCCTTCTTGAGGTATACCCGAACAAAATTACAGATGCTGATATATCCGCGCTGGCGAGCCTACTGGCGCGCCTTTCGGGAAGTGTCGCTAGTTTCCTCATTGAGGAAGAAAGTAAGCTGGTGGGGGATTAAATGAATACAGAACGGGAAGTCTTTTTTAAATTGTTAGCATGTGCAGAAAGTTCATTAACTTTAAATAATTCAGCAAAAGCAATATTAAATATGTGGCTTGATTGCATAAATGACAATGAAGATGCAAATATTGCTTATGGCCTGTTGTCACTTATTGATGAATCAGCAGAAAAACTCAATGACGCAATAAATAGTGCCCTGCTATCAAATAAGTCGAGTTAAGTCGAGGAATAAATAATATGGAAATGAAAAATACTGGCTTTATTGCCAGCGGCCCCGCTCGGCCTGAATTTATGAACGGCGATATTTACCGCGATAAATACGGCGGCACGGTAACGATTAAAGGCGTGGCAGAACGGCGCATCACTTACCGCCGTGAGGGGTATAGCTATGACTGCGTGATGCCTGTTTATCAGTTCCGGCGTGATTTTTCCCTGGTATATGCCGCACCCCGCAGTAAGCCCATCAGCAGGGAAAAAGCGCGGGGAAACATCCAGAAAATGAAAAGCATGATTAACGCATTCAGGGGCAAAAAATGAAACTGGCACCGAACTTAAAAAAACAGCCACGCGACAGACTGACAGAGGTAATCATCTTTGCAGGTAGTGATGCGTGGAGCCATGCGAAAGAGTGGCGGGAATGGGCGGGTAAACATATTGCCGCCGACGATGTGCCGCCTGTCGTGCTGGCTGATGAGCAACTGAAAAATATCACCGATTACCGGATCATTGATGAAGATCGTCAGTGTGTGCGTGTTTACCGCGCAGGACATATCACAGAGCACAGCATGACGCAGATTGTTACGTTACTGGCTGTGGCTGGAGTGAAGACCGTACACGAATACGCGGGGATTACTGACACCAGCCCAGTGGATTTATCCGAGCAGTTGCCGCGACTCAAAGAGGAATGCGAGCGTGGGGAAAGTCAGGTGCTTAATCTTCCGACGAAGCAAAAGGCGCAACTTTCACAGATGGCAGACAGTGAACGTGCACAACTACTTGCCGATCGCTTTGATGGTGTGTGTGTTCATGCAGAAAGTGAAATCGTCCACGTATGGCGCGGCGGGGTATGGTGTCCGGTCAGCACAATGGAGCTGAGCCGCGAAATGGTGGCGATCTATTCAGAGCACAGGGCCACGTTCAGCAAACGTGTAATCAATAACGCCGTGGAAGCGTTAAAAGTTATTGCCGACCCCATGGGGGAGCCGTCCGGTGATTTGCTACCGTTCACTAATGGTGTGCTTAACCTGAAAACGGGGGAATTTTCTCCGCACTCGCCGGAGCACTGGAGCACCACGCACAATGGCATTGAGTACACGCCACCAGTAGCAGGGGAAAACATCCGCGATAATGCGCCAAATTTCCATAAATGGCTTGAACATGCTGCAAGAAAAGACCCGCGCAAGATGATGCGTATATGTGCCGCGTTATACATGATTATGGCGAACCGCTACGACTGGCAGATGTTCATTGAGGCCACCGGAGACGGGGGAAGCGGTAAGAGTACATTTACCCATATTGCCACCCTGCTTGCTGGCAAACAGAACACCGTAAGCGCGGAGATGACATCACTCGATGATGCAGGAGGGCGCGCGCAGGTTGTCGGGAGTCGTCTTATCGTCCTTGCCGATCAGCCGAAATATACGGGGGAAGGCACGGGCATCAAGAAAATCACGGGAGGCGATCCCGTTGAAATTAACCCGAAATATGAGAAGCGATTCACGACGATAATAAGGGCGGTGGTACTGGCAACCAATAACGACCCGATGATCTTTACCGAACGGGCCGGAGGTGTGTCACGCCGTCGGGTGATTTTCCGGTTCGACAACATTGTAAGGGAGGACGAAAAAGACAAGGAATTACCGGAAAAGATAGCGGCAGAAATCCCCGTAATTATCCGCCGCTTGCTGGCTAATTTTGCTGACCCTGAAAAGGCACGGGCTTTATTACTGGAACAGCGTGACGGTGATGAAGCTCTGGCAATAAAGCAGCAAACGGATCCGGTTGTTGAGCTTTGCGCGGCGCTGGAGTTTCTGGAGGAAGCTCGTGGGCTAATGATGGGCGGTGGTGGTGACACCGTGAAGTACACGACCAGAAACAGCCTTTACCGTGTCTATATGGCCTTCATGGCATACACAGGAAAGGGGAAATGTTTGAGCGTGAATGAGTTCGGAAAGGCTATGAGGTCAGCGGCGAAAGTTTACGGATATGAATATATTACGCGAAAAGTTAAGGGAGTCACGCAGACCAACGCAACGACTACTGATGATTGCGATGCGTTTTTATAAAAAATGGCAATGGTTATCTACCTTGTCTACCTGACTGAAAGAAAATACTTTTATTTCAATGTATTAATGCAGGTAGATAACTATTTTTCACTGTCTACCTGTTATCTACCTTATCTACCCATTTTTGTAGACAGGTAAGGAGACGGGTAGAGATGAGGTAGACAGCTATTTGGGGCTGTCTACCTCCCTGAAACCCGCGCCATTACTGGCCTGATAACTAATCAGGTAGACAAGGTAGACAAGGTGGTGGTGCACAAAAAACTTTTTAAACGAGGGGGTAAAAATAAAAATGCACACATCAGGAAAACTGAACAAACATATAAAGCCACATTACCGCGCCCTTGATATGGCTGAACACTGGCTAAGGGTGGCGATTAAGGCAATAGACCGCAACGCCGGGGAAGGATACGCGAAAGCACATCCCGAACTGATAAGCGCATTCATGACAACGGCGGCTGCAAACTTTGCCACGCTGACCGAACGGGAGATTGCTGAAGCGGAGGAAGTGACAACAATCAATATTAAGTCCGGAGAGCAGGCAGCATGACGGCGCAAATATCAGTTTACGGGCGGTTGGTGGACGACCCGCAGACTAAACAGACCAGCAAGGGCACCCCCATGACGCTGGCGCGTATGGCGGTATCACTGCCCTGCAGTCAGTCGGATGACGGTCTGGCGACGTTGTGGTTATCTGTCCTGGCGTTTGGCAGACAAGCCGACGCGCTGGCAAAGCATCACAAAGGCGAACTCCTGAGCGTGGCGGGTAACATGCAGATGAGCCAGTGGACTGGACAGAACGGCGAAACGCGGCAGGGCTGGCAGGTTATCGCAGACAGCGTAATCAGTGCGCGATCGGTGCGACCGGGCGGCAAAAAAGGCCAACAGGGGCAGGCTACTGACGCACTGAACAGAGCAAAACAACAGGCAGATCAGCAAGGAAGCCAGCCACCAGAGGGAGATAATGAGCAATGGGGAGATGATATCCCGTTTTAAATATTGCCAATAAAAAAAGCCGGAAAAAATAAATTTTCCGGCATGCTACATAAATCCCGACCAAAGGGAGTGAAGATATTAACACTAATTGTCCGCACTGAAGTTGTCACCCCAAAACTTTATACAACATTGCACTCGGTTGCATGTGTTCGCATGACAAATATCGGTGATAGCATATATCCACAATTATTTTTAATGAATGCAAAGAGGATGCGTATGGTTGATTTATATTCGCCTACTCAGCTTGTACAGGTAGTTAATGCTGTAGATGTACAAAAACAACTAAATGCGTTGTTTACCAGTTTGTTTTTTACTCGCTCGGTAATGTTTGAATCGCGCGATATTATTCTTGATACAATCGACGATCCAAATATCCCAATTGCAGCGTTTTGTTCTCCTATGGTGGGTAGTAAAGTTTCACGTGACGAAGGGTACGAATCAAAAACAATTCGTCCAGGCTATATGAAGCCGAAAAGCAGCATTGATCCAAATAAGTTAGCTGTGCGCCCTGCTGGTGTGTCACCTGAGCAATACAATGCTTTTGGGGCGCGTAATATTAAAGTTAAACAGGCGATTGTAAATCAGGCTAAAGCTATTCGTGCACGTATTGAATGGCTTGCTGTTCAGGCAATCACAACGGGGAAAAATATCATTGAGGGCGATGGTATTGAACGTTATGAGCTGGACTGGAATATAAAACCACAAAATATCATCACTCAGTCTGGCGGTACTGAGTGGTCAGGTAAGGATAAAGAAACTTTTGATCCAAATGATGATATTGAGAGCTACGCAGAATTTAGTGAGGGCGTCACTAATATCATCATTATGGGTGGTAATGTATGGAAGAAATACCGTTCATTCAGAGCGATAAAAGAGGCTTTGGATACCCGTCGTGGTTCTAATTCCGAACTGGAAACGGCCCTTAAAGACCTTGGTGATTCGGTGAGTTTTAAAGGGTATATGGGCGATGTTGCGATTGTTGTTTACAGCGGGCGTTATACCGACGAGGACGGAACAGAAAAACATTTCCTTGATCCTGATTTGATGGTGCTTGGCAATACGGCTCTTCAGGGGATTGTCGCCTATGGCGGTATTCAGGATCCGGAGCTAATCCGAATGGGGCTGACTAAAGCCGAACTTGCACCGAAAAACTATATTGTGCCTGGTGATCCGGCTATTGAATATGTGCAGACACATTCAGCACCACAGCCAATACCGGCCCGCATCAATCGTTTTGTTACCGTTCGCATTGGCTAAGGGGGAGCAATGGCTACTCATTACACTGAACTCATGGCTGGCACTGAAGCACTGGTGACTACGCTGGGGATATTTTCAGCTAATAAAGGGGTAATTCCTGCATTTACGCCACTGATGCAGGAAGATGCAACAGGTGCACTGGTGGTATGGGATGGTTCGAGCGTAGGTAAAGCGGTTTATGTTTCCGCTGTACAAATCGACACCGCGAAAAAAACACAGGCTCAGGTCTATAAGACAGGTGTCTTAAATGTTGATGCTCTGAACTGGCCTGAGTCTGTTAAAGAACTGTCAGTAAAGGTTGCAGCGTTTGTTGGCTCAGGTATTTCTGTTCAGCCGCTGGCTCGTGTGTAAAGGGGGATACAATGCAGAATGATTACAATGACCTTAAGCCAATTGCCGAAATGATGTACCCGAATCCAGCTGTAGAGGAATTAAAAGCTATCGCTGACAAAATGTGTTTAAGCGAGCGCCTTGTTGATATGAATCAGGTGATGGAAATTACAACCCTGAGTCGTCGTACACTGCTAAACCTTGAGGCTAGTGGAGAGTTCCCGGAGCGTGTGCAGGTTACGGAAGGGCGTAAGGCCTGGTATTTAAGTGAAGTGATCGACTGGATAAATAATATTCCTCGCGCTTCTGAATATTGCCGCGTACCTGTCCCAAAAAAGCCAGATGCGGCGCTATGCCTCAAGATTGAGCGTGTACGCCGCAATGCACGGGATGGTCGCTATAAGCTGATTGGTTGATGAAATTAGGGCCCGCTCTGGCTGGCGGGTCCTTTCCGGTGATCCAGAACGTTACGGGGCGTCAGGCGCGCAGTTTTTCGCTATTTGTGAAAATTTTCCGGTTTAAGGCGTTTCCGTTCTTCTTCGTCGTAACTTAATGTTTTTATTTAAAATACCCCCTGAAAAGAAAGGAAATGACAGGCGCTGAAAACGGGCTTTTTGGCCTCTGCCGTTTCCTTTCTCTGATTTTGTTGCTGTTTGTCACGGCCTATCGCCAGAAAAAACTCTCATGCTTGCGTTGAAATCAGGCTCTACACTAAAGTAGTCGATAACGCGCCACTGGCTTCACTTTATGGTCGTGGCCTACTTCTGCACTATCGCAACAGCCTTACGAGTCCTGCTGGTAAGCTGTTGAGTAAGCAGAATACGGATTACAGGGCATCCTATGCGTATTGTGGTGGATCGAACACAACCGCTCAGGTGAAACCCGTTTCGTTACTATTATAGGAAAATCTTCATACCCAACTTGCTTGATAACTTCTTCTGGTTGTTTTAACCATGTAGAGATGATATTTCCCTGAAAAATTGCTTTCCCTCTGACTAGATGCGCATACCACATTTTGTCTTCGACATAGAACCGCGCAGAAATGATTACTCCACAGATACGGTTCTTTCGTCAATTCATTATGGGATGGGCTCAAAAGGGAGAGCTCAACAATAAAGTTCTGGTAGGATAATTGTATGCTTACAATTGTAATGAAAGGAGAGTTAGAGCCTGGTGTGATTCTGTGTGTAAAATTTTAGCAAATTACGTTTAATTAAGTGTCGTAACACACCATGCCTGTCAGATATTACGCTTATCATAGAGTGTATGATATTGCTTTTCTAAACAATAAGCTGTTATATTTTATGGGTATTGTGTTTAATTTTTAATGACGGCTCTAACATGACCCCTGATGCAGTTTTGATTGCTAAAGCAATACTAATGTTGAAAGCAGATGTTGATTATACAAAAGATTATGTATTCCCTATTGCATTATCTTTTTTATCGGCGCTTATGGGAGGCTTAACTGCTTATTGCATCAATAATAGGCAAGAGAAGATTAAAATAGAAACGGAGAAATTTAATTCTGCTAATACGCTTATGATGGTTTCTTTTCAGATGATAAATACACTTGTGGGAATTAAAAGTAGTTATATTGGTTTGAGATCTAGAGATCCGATATTAAGAGCGCTGGCAATAAATGAATTTTTATTTAACGCCGGGGAGGTGAATTTCGATATTAGCCGTCTTTCATTTATAAAAAAGATACCCACAGCTAATAAATCTCTATTTGAGAGGTTTGTTTTTTTTATTAAGTACAAGATACTAAAACATGAACTTATTATGCCGTCAGATGAAGAAATTGGAAACTCATGGAGGAATATTGCTCGAATTGATGCTTTTTTGTTTAATTATAATTTTGTTTTGAAAAGTTTAGTTGTCAGGAATCAGCTTGATTCAGATTTAAAGAAACGTTTGTCTAATATTGCCAGTAAAGACAAGCCAGTGTTTGAAATTAAATTGGATGAAATAAAGAAAGAAATTGGTGCTAGTGAGTTGTCAAAATATATTGATTTGACAGAAAGTATAGTGGCGTTGATCGATTATCTCATAATGGAAATTAATTCATTTATTATGGAGTTCCCGAAGGTGGCGGAAAGTAATATTGAGTTATCTAAGGTGAATAAAGCTAAATTATCAACAATTGTTCTCAATAAGCCAGCATATTTGGCTGCATTGATTCCAATTCCACAACCTGACTTTGAATTAGTATCTTTACTAGTGGGTATGAGCCCAGAAGAAGCAAAGCAAAGATATTCGTATTCTGGTTGGCACTAGTAGATATAGTGACATACCTTTGCGAAGCGCTGTATTGCTACGTGTATTGCTTTTTAGCTGTGTTTTGATAGAGAGAGCCATTTATTTCATTAAAAATCATTCAGTTCCTTTCATATTTGACTCATGTAGCCGA